TTTACGGTACAGCCCGTCAGGGACTTGCCGGATATTGAGACCACAGGTTACGAGGTTCGTGACCTAGAGGTTCTTGTTACGCTGTTGATCGACAGCCGCGCCTATTGGGACGCGAGTGTCCTAGAGGCCACAGGCGACCGTCAACTTGTTCAGGTCATGGAGAGAGTCCGAAACTGGCTCAGGAGAGACCACAACCGCTCGCTGAGCGGTCTGGATGGTACTCGTGAACTTTCTATTTCGGCAACTGACTACATGGTTCAGGTGCGCGGCTCGGTTCTTGCTAAGTCGGCACAAGTCACGGTGACTGTCAACAAACAGCGCAATCGTGAGCAGTAAAGAGGAAACATAACTATGGCCCTAGGCGCACTTGGCTATGTCGGCTACGGTATCGAGAGCACGGAAGGTACGCAAGTCGCACCGACCAAGTACCTCCCGGTATCGTCGTTCTCGTTCGAGGACACAAACGACTTCATCGTTCCTGAGCAGATCAGGCACGCCCGAGACAACTATATCGCTATGGCCGCGCCATACGCGGTCTCAGGTTCGATGGAGATGGAACTTATCCCTAACGGAACAGCCCATCTCTTGAAGTCCGCGTTTGCTGCCTCGATTGTTACTTCCGCCTACGCGGGCGGCGGCTACCAGCATGTTTACACTCCTGCGGCGACCGAGCAGACCTTCTCGTTCGAGTCCAGCGCCGCTGATGTGCTCATCATGCGATACGGCGGATGCCGCATCAACACAATCGAAATCAAGGCTGCGTTCGGAGAAATCGTCACTGCTTCCTTCGGTATCGAGGGTGTCAACAGGACGAAGCAGGGTTCGGCTGCAACTCCAACATATATCAACACCGTTCCGTTCCACTTCTCCGGAGTGGATGTCAAGGCGGCTTCCGGTACGCTTCTTGCCACGGTCAAGGAGTTCTCGTTTGGTGTCAACAACAACATCGAGCGAGTTGGAACGCTCAGGAAGACTCGCGCTTGGCGCAGGCTAGACCTCGGTATGCGGGAAGTCACTCTCTCGCTGACGATGGACTTCTCTGATACGGCGGAGTACGACAGGTTCCTCGCGGAGACTGTCTTCGATGTTGACCTCCACATGGCAGGGCCAATCGGAACCGGCATGGGCACCAACCCGTCCGTCCTCCGTATCCAAATCCCGAATGTCAGGTGGAACAAGGTCTCGGTTCCGCTCAGCGCTGGCGACATGCTAGAGCAGTCGGTCGAGGCGTTGATTGTTGCACCGATTGGCAGCGCGATCTTTACGGCCACGCTTGTCAACGACGAGCAGACTGTAACCTAAGGTTCGATCAGGTCGTTTAGTTTGCCGGAACCGTACAAAACAGTATGGTTTCGGCTAACAGACGACACCACTAGGCCCCCAAGGGTCAGGGAAGGAAACAAATGGGTATTCTAAAGACGGCTTCTACTGGTTCAAAGCGCATCATGCTAGACGACTCCGACTACATCGAAGTCCGTGCTGAAATCTCCAAGAGGGAGTTCAACACACTAGCGTCCCGAATGCCGACGAATGTTGGCGAGGACGGAAAGAACTTGTCTCTTGCCGAGGCAACCGACTTCCAGAAGTTCTTGTTCGGGGAGTTGGTCGTCGGGTGGTCTCTGGACATCCCGGCTACCATCGAAGCCTATGAGGGGCTGAACGCCGCATCCGCTCAGGCCGTTGACGAAAAGGTCGCTGAGCACTTCGAGTCGCTTCTTCCGACGAGCGCCGAGGGAAAGTAGCCTTCGACCTAGCGAGGCAATATGCAGGCGGCTATCGGACGGAAAACCTCCGGTCCAAGCACCCGCATATCGCTAGGGCGTTCGAGACTTACCTCGCCTGCCGCACCGTCCAACTGTTCAGCCTAAAGGTTGAAAAGGCCAAGAAGGTCGAGAACAGGATCACCGAGTTCGTCACAGGATACTCGCAACTTCCCCTCGCTGGTGGGGTTCTAGATCAACCAGTGTGGCTCATGGCGATATTCGACCAGTTTAGGCAGGGCGAAAACGCAGTAGCCGCTAAGACGCTGAGGTAACAAATGGGCCATGCTAGTAGCATCATCTATTGCTCTTTCGCAACACTTGATGCTATCGGCGTGGCCCTTTTTCCTGTCTGTAGGACATAATGGCTGACATCTCAGATATCATTCTACGCATTCGCGTAGACATCGTGAATAGCGGGGCTATCCTGCAACTGATCGCTAACGCGAACAAGTTGGCAGCGGCCCAAGGCCGCCTGTCCTCCGGTGGCGTCAAGAACGCAAAGGTCGCGGGCCTGATGGCGCGAGCATTCGACAAGGTGACTGGTCACCTAACGAATGTCGAACGGAAACTTGATGCCGTCTTCCGCGCGGGCGTCCACATGCAGTCTATGGGCCGCGACCTGCTCGGCTTTGCTCGGAAGGTAGCGGGCGCTGCCGCCGACATGACCGAGGAATGGGGCAAGTTCGAGTTCACCCTGAATAGAGCCGCCGCTGCCGCTGATATCTTCGACAACCAGAGTGCGATCTATTTGAAGTTGAAGGAAGCCGTATACGCGGCTGCCTATGAACTGAAAGTCTTCCCTGCCGAGGAAGTCGCTAAGGGTCTGTACTTCTGGCAGTCTACTACCGGTGAGGTAATCAAGACACAGGAAGACCTCGCTAAGACGATGGAGAATGTCACGGCGGTCATGAAGTTGGCCGCGATGACGGATACCTCCTACGAGCAGGCAATCAAGGGCGTTTACTCCACCCTAAAGCAGTTCGGTATGCAGACCAAGGATACTGCGAAGGTCTCCGCCCTGCTGTTCTACGCTACGCAGAAGACGGCCCTAGAGTTCCCTGACTTGATCCACGCCTTCAAGATGACCGGTGCCGTCATGGGGCAGGCCAAGGAGCCACTGACCACGATGGTCGCCGTCCTTGGTGCTATCGGTAACGCTGGCTTCCGTGGCTCTCAGGCTGGTCGAGCCCTCAGGCAGACATACATCAAGATCGTAAAGCCGACAAAGGCTGCCAAGGCAGAACTCGACAAGTTGTTCAAGGCTCAGGGTGGCTACAACAAGGTAGCGTTCGACTCCAAGGGCAACTTCATCGGCATGGAAAAGTATGTCATGAAGTTGGCTCAGGCCACGAAGAACATGACCTACCAGCAGAAGGCCCATCTGCTCGCTACGATCACGACCGCGAACGAACTGCCGGTCATGACGCAGATGCTCCGGATGGCTGAGCAGGCCGTCAAGAGCGGCGATAAGTCGTGGGTTGAGTTTGCCGTCAGCCAGCAAAAGGCTACTGAGGCGTTCGAGAAGTCTTGGGAAATCATGACGAACTCATGGCGCGGTGTCGTTGGCGGATTGAAGCAGGCCGTCCAGCCTATCTTGCTCGAAATCGGTAACACCATCGCTAAGGTCTTGACCCCGACCATGCAGGAGTTGAGTGACGCGATTTGGGAGGCCGGTCCAGCGCTGACTAACATCGCTAAGGAAGTCGGTGAGGCATTCAGGCCGATGGTCGAGTGGCTCGGTGCTGCCGTCAAGAAGGCTATCGATTGGGCGAAGACTAACAAGAAGTTGGTATCCTCCTTCGGTAAGTGGGCGATCATCGGCACTATCGTCGCTGGCGTAGCGGGAGCATTCCTGCTGCTTGCCGGAACGCTGACCTTCCTGATCGGTAACTTGGTTCTGATCCTTGTCGGTATGCTCCCGATGATCGCTGTGTTCATCGCGGCTGGCGCGGTGATCGCGGCATTCGCTCGCGGCGTCTACAACAACACAGGCGGCATCCGAGAGGCCATGCAGCGATTTGGCGAGGCCGTCATGCGGGTTCTCCGGATTTTCATTGGCGGCGGCGAAGACGCTACTATCACCGCCGAGGGGCTAGCCGATAAGTTCAAGGCATTCTCTGACGCGCTGACGACCAAGATTGCGGATGTCCTGAACTGGGTAGCAGACGCGTTGAACAGGCTCACCCCGCAGCAGGTTGAGATAATCAAGGATATCGTCAAGGCGTTCCTCGGACTGAAACTGCTCAACACCGGACTCGGTATCTTCAACGGCGTGGTGGCCGGTCTTGCTGGCAACATCCTTGGGCTCGGGAGGGCGGCAAAGTCTGCATTCCCGCATATTGTTACTTTCTTCGGGTTCTTTAGCAAGGCGAACCTTGCCGCAGCCGGTGCGTCTATCGCCGGGTTTGGCAAGACAATCAGCGGAGCGATCACGGCGGTAACTATTGCGATCAAGGCGAACCCGATTGTCGCTATCATCTCTGCGATCATCATGGTTATCACTGGCCTGATCGCAGCCTACGAAACGAACTTCATGGGCTTCCGCGACTTCGTGGACGGGCTGTTCGCTTGGTTCAGCACCAATGTTATGCCGGTCATCAACGCGATCATCGAGGCCATCGGTCCATTTGTCCAGTCTATCATCGATGCGGTCATCGGGTTCTTCAACACGGCTGTTGAGGTAATCAGCGGGATCATCGATTTCTTCGCCCACCTTCCTGAGCGGATTGGTGAGTTCATCGCGGCGATCATCGACGGGGTTGCTAACTTCGTCAACACCTTCATCA